GGAATATATGCAAGAGAGTTTAATGGTACAAGAAGTTATCGACTTAAGTTATTAAAAGAACTATCTAAAATTTCAGAGAATGTTTATTATCGTTATCCATTAAATGATTACTTTAATTTTTTCTCTGTGTGGAAAGAAAATCAAGAAGATATAAGTGCAAATTCAAGTGCGTATATAAATTGGATTGATCACGAAAGATTCGATATTCATCTTGTTGCGGAGACCTTATTTGATACATCGAAAACACATCTAACAGAAAAAGTATTCAAACCCATTGTAATGTATCAACCATTCATCATACTTGGTGGTCCTGGTAGTCTCAAATATTTGAAAGATTATGGATTCAAAACATTTGATAGTTGTTGGGACGAGTCATATGATTTGGAGACAGATTCTATTAAGAGATTCAATAAGATTGTTGATGTTATTAATTCTATAAACGAACTCGATGATTTTAACTACAGACAGTTAATTGCAAAAACTAGAAGTATTACTGAATACAATCGAAATCTTTTTTACAGTGAAGAGTTCAATATGAACCTTATGAATGAGTTGATGGAAGGTTTGGATAAAGCACTGAAAATACAAGAAGAATCTTTCACAAAGAATCCAGGTGGTAATTTATTTTCACTTATGGATAAAATGTACAAAACTAAAGATGATATAAATCCCAATCACAAAAAAATTATCAAAGATATATGTAATAAATTAAAAGAAGATAATCCAGAAGTATTATCTCAATTAAAACTGAAATACAGTAAATTAATTAACGAGTAATAACACTATCCCATTCTTTATCAGAAGGGAAACTAGATATCCTCTTTGCAACTTCATCATAGAAAGTATCCAACTCACCATTAAACTTTCCTCTTAGGTGTCCAATGGCTTGATTACAAAAGTTAAAATCACCTTTCTTGTAGTTCTTAATTAGATTTCTATGTAAATCCGTATTTGATTCAACTGTCTTTATATTACCTATATTGGCCGAGTCGATTACACAATAGGTTGGAGTGAGTTTATCTTGAACTCTGAATGTATCAAGTTCTAAGACAATGTATTTTTCTTCAAGTTGATTTATATTTTCGTCACCGAAAATTATGTTCATTGATTTTCTTCTAGTTTAATTTGAAGTGGAAATCCTTGACTTCTAGCATCTACAGTAACCTCTATACCTTTCTGTTCGGCAATTTCATATGGTAGAACTGCCACTACTGCTGATCCTGATAGATGGATGTCTTCGGTTATTTTTTCTGCTTGAATTTCAGCATACCCAAAGTACCCTACCAGACTAGTAATAACAAACTCCATACTGGTTTGATTATCATTAATATAAATTACTTTATACATTGAAGGTTCTTTAATTTCAACCTTTGTTTCTGGTTTTGTGACAACTTCGGCGTTTGCCATATCTTTATCTCCTGTAAAGTTTTAGGTATTTATAATAATTATAGAGTAGACATAACTTTAGAATGTCATATCTACTCTACCATTTAGCCGAAATTAAGATTTAACTTCTACTTTCTCTGCTTCGTGTTGTTCGATTGCTGCACGTGCCGCTTCTTTTAAATCATCGGGAACATGTACTTTACCTTCAATAGTTTTTGTATCTGAACTATTAATTGCAATCTTCCTTGGTTGTAGTGCCTCTGGCACAATTCTTTCTAAGTCAATTCTTAGAATACCATCGTTCAACGATGCATCATTAACTTCAACATAATCATTCAATGTAAAAGTTCTCGTGAAGTTTCTTCCGCCAATACCTTTGTGAACATACCTGACTGAAGTATCACTTTCTTGTGTAGTTCCTTCAATCTTTAGTATATTACCTTCTTTAGTAATACTTAAATCATTCATACTGAATCCGGCAACTGCCAATTCGACAGTGTATTTGTCATCGTCTTCTTGAATTAAGTTATATGGTGGGTATCCTTTATTTGCTGAATTTTCGAATGCTCTGTCCATTTCAGTGAACAGTCTATCGAATCCAATAAAAGATGGTAGATTTAGAGTGTTTATTCTTTGCATATTATTCTCCTTTATTAAGCAAGATTAAATTTTTGTACCCTTTCGGCGTACAGTTATGTAAGGACTCTTTCCTTACACTATATATTTATGATCAGAATCTAAAATATCAAGTTTTTAGTCGATTTTATACTCAGTGATATTCTTGATTTCTATTTCATTAAAGACTGAAGCAGTTTCACCACTAATACTTTCATTAATCACGGCATCTAATAAAACTTTATTGTAGTCATCTTCATTGATTCGTTCAATTAGATGTTCTATGTAATCATTACTATAAGCACTTTCTTTCAGTAAATGTTTTTCTAACTCAACCCAGTTTTCACCATTGAATCTGAATAATTTAGTTGGTAAAAAATCAGTTCTCAAAAATAGATATCCATTGGCTTCATTTTCTGGGAATGTCATACCGAAATCAACAGTTGAATAAACATCTGTATATAATTCTGGGTGCATTTTTAAAAATGCATCTCTCTTATGTCTTTTACCCTCATATTCAATGTAATCGTCTGGGTTAGTTGTTTCAAGTAATGCTGTCAAAACTGCAGAATCTTTTTTAGATACTTTACTTCTTAATGGACCATTGATTAAGTTGTTTTTATGTAATGTAACTTTATCAATTGCTTTCTGTATATTTTCTTTAGTCGGTTTCTTTAAAGTTTTTTTTACACTTGGTTTAGTAGTCTTCTTGCTACTTTTAGATTTCTCAGTCTTCTTTGTTTCTTTGGGTTTATCAGAAACCTTATCTTCTGTTTTAGTTTCTTCAATATTTTCATTTTTCTTCTCCTCATACCCAGAAATGATTTCTCTTATCGTTAACTTGGGTTCTTCTTTTTCGTAGTGTAAACCGTCATTTCCGTTTTGTCCAATGATGTCCATACGCTCATCATCGATTTCTGGAATTGGTTCATTTTTAACAACTGGTTTTTCTGCATCCGTTGGATCGGGATTTCCTCCTTCGTATGTTTTACCAACTAATTCAGCATATGTTTTTGGTTGTGTAGGTTTGTCTGGATTATCTGCTGGATGGTATTTGCCATCGTACGATTTTCCTACTGCATCTACATAACTTAATGGAATGTGTCCTTTAGGTGTACTTGGTGGAGTATCAGTGGGTGGTACAGGCTTTGGTTTCTTTGCTTGTGCTTGTTCAAAACTGTACTGTGATGCAATTAGTAACAGTACTGCCAATGGATCAAATACAAATATAATTGTAACAATAACCCATCTAACTGCTTCTTCTAATAATGTTCTATCTGCTGTCTCACCGTATACAAATTCGGCAATGTATTTGACAGGACCAACTTCTGCTTCTAATTTACGATACTTTGTTTGGACTACTGCTAATTCATCACGTTTAACATCTAGTGTTTGTTGTGTTGTCTCAATATCTTTTTCAATCTGTAAAATTTTTGTATCAATATCGCCTGTTTTATCTTGACTTTGTGTTTTTAGTGTTATAATTCTGTCATTTATACTATCTATTTGAGGTTGATATTGTGTATCGAGACTTGATATATTATTGTTTAGAGTGTTTCTTATTCGCTGTCTATCTCTATCTGCTTTATCTTCGGCATCTTTCAGATTTGCTTTAGCACCTGCTATACCTTGTTTTTCATCATCACAACTGAAACAAGTCTTTAAACCTTCTGTGTATCCCGCAATCTCAGTGTTGGCACTATCTCTGTACTTTTCTAACTTATCATCAATAGATTTGAGATCTCTTTCTGCTTGATTTCTGTACTCTTGTTTCTCTGCGTTAATTTGTTTGTTTAACTTGTCTAATGCAGACTGTTCTCTGTCAATTAAGTTATCAACACGAGTATCTGTTTCACCACTATTAAGTTTAATTAACTGTTGATCCCAACGTTTGATTTTGTTTTCTAAACGTACAATATCTTCATCGAGTGTTTCTATTTTTGCTATTTCTGTATCACTTGCTGTGGTTTGTTCAATATGTGATTTAGATAAGAAACCAAAGATACCCATTGATGTTATGATCATCAATACGACTACAGCGACTGCAAGATAAGTCTTGAGCCACCATTTTGCTTCTTTCCAATTCTTATGTAGCCATACAGCAGTGACAAGTTTACCTATCTCTAGTACGCCACCCATTATGATTACTGGAATTACCGAAGCGGCAAAGATTGCTGTTAAACCTGCTACTGAGTAGTATATTGCTACAGCCGATATTGACAGAGCAATAAAAATTGTCAGGTAATTAAAAAACATATTGATATATTTATGATAATTCAGAACAATCTATCAAAATTTTCTATATGTGTTTGTATCACTTCGTATATGTCTTTTGTATTTGTTGGGTACATTTCATTTGTAAATAATTCACCGTCGTACATACGAAAGGTTTTTGAAATAATAAAATTTATATATGACTGTTCTTGCCAGTCAGTAGAAAATGTAAAGTTGTTATTTTTGTAGGAGTTTTCTAGAATATTTTTACAATTTTTATACTTTGTAAAGCCTTCATTATTTTTTATAAACTCATAATACAGTTCAGTTAGTTCCTGATTAGGAACAAAAGTATCGTCTAAAAACACAGAAATGTTTTGTAGTTCTGTAAAAAACTCTGTTATATCAAAGAAACTACTGTAGTTAAAAATATAAACAGGTAATTCACTTGAATACTCTATATCTGTACTTTTAAGTAAACTACTATCTCTGTGTTGTAATTTATGAAACCAATCACCTCTAGCGCTTAGTTTGTCACTACTATCCATGAGGTCGTAATGTAATTTTTGTATATTTTCCTTAGTATCGTTACTAGGTAAATCACCGTGACATCTATTAAAACAATTAACAAGTAATACGAAATCTAATTTTTTAGAATGTTTGATATGTATTACTTTATCAAATTTAGTATTTGGTATCTTTATATTTTGACTTGTGTAGTGGTTACAATCTAATAATGATTTTGTTAAATAACCTATATCGTGTTCTGTGTTGTGACTAGCACCACTATCAGTAAACACATCAAATTTTTCATCAATACAATATATGTAATTATTAATTACATATTCTAAAAAATGTCCGTGTGCCCCACTTGTGAAATCTATTAATGTTTTCACGTCCAAGTTAGTGTAAAGAGTGTCCTTAGGTGTTCTTCAAGTGGTTTATTTAAGTATATAGTACCATACCCAATGCCATAACCGCCAAATTGACAAGTACATTTGTAACCATGTCCTTCTAACCATTCGGCAATTTCGTGTTTGTTTTTACTTGCAAACTCCCAATCATATAGTTCTAATTGTTTATTTTTATTCTTCCACTTCCAATTGGCACCTTTGCCTGGATTGAACACATCTTCGTAGTACTGTAGTGCGTCATCAAGCATTCTTTTATGCTCTGCAGATTGCATATCCTCCCACTCGTCTAGATAAAATTCATCGTACTTTCTTATTTCTTCAAGTGTTTTTTGTGTTTCTCTATCTATCATTTTTCTTTTTATCAATATACTCTTTTAATTCTTTTTCGTTCGGAACCCATTTATTTTTCTCTTCAGAATAATATAATTTAAGTTTGCCATCAGTAGACCATCTAACTTCATCTTTCCGTTTATCTACTGGGTTAGTTTCAACTTCGTTATATGTTTTTGGTTTCCAGTTTGGTCCTCTATTAATTCGTTTATCTTCTTCGGCTATTGTCCATTCATGTTGGTTCTCTAATGCCCACCTACAACCACTTAAATAATCAGAATCTTCGTCATTCATATGTGGTGAATACAAAGAACAAATAGAAATTTGTTCTATTGCTTTGTTTGGGTTAGTTAAATGGACATTTGCTTCAAATAAATCTTGTAAATCGTCCATCACATTTTTAATTTTGTCCTTAAGTTTTGGAACTTGACTACCATATTTAAGTTTATTAAATGTGTCTTGTGATCCTACCATTTCAATTCAATTCTTTGTTTGTCTGTTTTATTCCAATTCCATTCAAACCCACATTCTTCTATTACAGATAATATCTCTTTGAGTTCTTTTGCTTTACCAAATGCAAAATGACTTTTGTTTACTTCGTGATAGTTGTAGTGTGGATAAGTGTCGTAGACTCTGTCGTCGACAGGTATTTCATAATCGTATCCTAATCCATCACAAGTTTCACAGAGGTCTTGATCGGCACCAAGTCCTTCACCTTTACAGTCTGGACATTCTACATCGCCTAAGTCTATTTGGCAGTCTTGTTCGTGATTGAATAGTACTTTGTCATAATTAACATCTTTACCTTTGAATGGACCTTCTTCGTGTCTCATAGGTATATGATCCCAAGCACAGGATTGACAACAAGGTAATCCCCATTCTATATACCAACCTTCTTTGTGTAGTGCTTCTCGTAATTCTTCGAATTTATGTGTCATTTACTTTCTTTTTCACAGTACTTTTCCTGTTGTGTAAAGAAGTCTTCTTCTTCCCAATTAGATGCTTCTCTGAATTGAACACGTTTACCAGTGCGTTTTGAAAATACACCTTCTTTTACAACAACAATATTATCATCTTGATATAGAATGCGACTTAGATCTAAGTCATCGAATGAGGCTTTTACTTGGAGTATACAAAAAAGTAAAAGCCCGATGAATATGTTATATTTTTTTATGTTATTTGTCAAGCCCATTTAAGTAAACACATTGTCATATTTTCTTCTGAACCAAAGTCGATTGAATCAAAAGGATATACCATATTATCGAATTCATATCCGACAACACCTTCATCTTTAGTTATAGTATTTAATGTTTTTATGTTAAATTTTTCTTCAAACCTTTCTATAACTTTTCTAGATCTAACAATGACAAATGTATTACTTTTCGTCTGACGAGATTTAACCTCTTCGTAAACGGAGTTATATATGTTATTAAAATTAGGTATGTTTTTTATATTCATTACCATAGGTATATTATAACATAAAACAAAACATTATGTCCATTTTAATAAAAACATAGTCATTTCAGTTTCAGACTCAAACTCAAGTCTATCCCAGTATCGCACATCGGTAAATTTTGATTGTTTACATAAGTTTTTAGAATATAGTTTTATAACTTTACAATTAAACTCCTTTTCAAATGATCTTTGAACCTCGAGGAGATCTCGGTGTCTAACATATCCATATTTCTCAACTATATGTTGAAGAGACTTCTCAATTGTAGTGAATATACTTAGAACATCAACTTGTGCCATCTTTTCTATCCAAGTTGTATGTCAACCAAGCAGTAGACTTTCTACATGTATATTGACTATGTATCCTTTTAAGAATTACACCATCAAATCCATTTTTATTACATTCTCTAGTATATTCATCTAAATCATGTAAACCATTATCAGAACTTAAATCAATTAAAACTGGTTTTTCTTCTATTTCTAAATTGTTTATATTAGTTAACTTATCCTTTACTGCATCTAAAAAAACTAACCTATCATCATAAGATTGTGCATATCCACCATTCTGAAAATCATCCCAAGGACAATAATCAAATATATGGAATTTTGCATTTTCGGTATTTTTAAATTGTTTTCTTGATGCTCTTAACATCAAATCATCAAAATCATCCAAAATGATATGTCCGTCAACTAATAACGGATCATATAAAAAAGGAAGTGCTCTGTAAAACTCATCTCTTATAAGTCTTAGACTTCTTTCTATATGTTTGAAATCGGTTAGTCGATGACCATCAGAAGAATATAATTCTATTTCGTTAAGTTTTAAAACCGCAACAACTCTTACACCTTTTAATTTTCTTTGAACAAAATGTAATCCAAAAAGTTTTGACTTATTTTCCGATGAATCACTTGGTTCCATACATTTAAATTCTGGAACTTCATATTCTGTATCTTTTAATATGTTATTTAAATTTTGTCGTGTAATACCGAGTCTAAAATTTTTTAGCAATAGTGGTCGAACTATTTTGTTCCAGTTTTCACTGTCAAAATTTTTTTTGAGTGCGTGTATTTGATTTGTAGCATTGTTGCCAGTAATTCTTCTACTACTTAAATCTTCTAAAAGAAATTCCAAAAAGTTCCATGCGTTTTTAGAAGTTGAAATTTCAGATGACTTGGAAACTTCTTTAGTATAAAAGTTTAAAAACGGATTGAACCCAGTACTTACAAATTTTAGAAATATACAAGCGTCTTGACTACCTAGTTTACAAGCAGTATATGCTTCACCAATTACATTCTCTTTGTGAGTTTTGTTATTGCTTTCTTGGAGTTTGTCTATCCAATTGTAGGGCATTTTTAACCTGCATAAACACTTGGTGAACCGCTAGACATAGCACCTGCATCTGCACTATCACCCACTCTCCCTACTGCAATTCCTTGAATATAAACTGAACTTGAACCTGCGTTAAGTTGTGCTGTATGTGGAACACATACCCCAGACGGTATTAAATGTGAAACTGTTGGTGCCCCCACAACAATTACATTAATGTTATCTGCTTTTACTGATCCATCTGTATTTGAACTAGCGATAGTTGTCGTCGCATCACATCCGTGACCCGTAGTCAAACTATCTCCAACTCTACATACCTTTGGCATCTTTTTCTTCTTGTTGTTCTTTCTTAGTATTTACCATTTCTTCAACTGCTTTTAGGTAAGAATTTTTAATATGTTCTTCTACCTCAGCAATAATAGAAATTGATGCTCTACTAAGTGTCATACTTTTTGATACATCCCCAGCAATCATGCCAGGGAAAGTATCTGGACCTTGCGCAGTCAAGGTAACACCTAAAGGACTCAAAATATCAATCTCATCGACTTCTACATCGACAACTTGAGCAATTATCTCTTCACCACTCAATAATTTAAAACTGTAAATTGAACCTTTGTATATCTGTATCATTTTGATGTTGTCATATGTTCAACAATTGACTTTAGTGTTTCTTCTGGTACTGCTTTAAGTCCATCAAAACCACCTTCTACTAATAAGTCTTCTCCAACATATAATTGTGGAACAGTTCGGTGTCCATTACCTACAACAAAATCCCTTGCTTGTGAATCAATATCAATACGTCTTTCTTTGTATTCCATTCCGTAAGTTTCTAATAGTTGTTTTGCTCTATCACAAAACGGACATCCTTCTTTACTGTAGACTGTTATCATAGTGTTAATCCTTTAAATGTATCTTCTGTGACATCCTGCTTTACACCGCCAATCACATAACTTGTTAT